ATTTCATATTCTTTTATATAACTGCGCAAGTCGTTTGCATTACAACCACTTGGCATGTACTTGACTTGGAATGCGCCGGCCTTCTTACCGATCATTTTTACTTTCATCTCAACGTCTTCAATTGACTTGAAAACATCTTTAGTTGGGATGTCAGTGGTCATTGAATCAAGACGCATACTAACTAGATTTTCTGAAAGCTCGAAAGTCAAGTATAGCACGTTCAGTCCAGCAAGACACCAGTTAACACCTAGGTTTGCCATAAACAAACTTTTACCAGAACCAGAGCCACCTGCAAAAATATTCAGTTCACCTCTATTAAAGCCGCCAAACAGTTTTCGATCAAGACTCTCCCAGCCTGTACTTACTTGTCCGTTTTTATCTTTAATAGCTTCTAATCTAGCTTTGGGATCAGCAAAGTAGTCTGTGCCTAGATCTTTTTGTAGTCCAATTTGCACAGCTTTCTTTACTAGTTCTTCTACGGGCCCGTACTCACCTTTTTCTAGTAAGTCGGCACTCTTAAGAATAGCAGCTTCAAGAGCTTTATGCCTGCTGAATACTTCAAATTCATTTAGCAACCAATCATAGTGCTGTTCTTGCAGCGCTCCGGGGTCTTTAAGATCGGCATGCGTAGATGCATTAACCATTTGGAATGTTGGCAATGCGTTATGTTCAGCAACATAATTATTAACAAATTCAGCTGCCGATTGCAGCTTTCTATCAAACGCTGTTGGATCAAATACACTTTGACATCTTACAAATGTCTGTGCATCTGTAAGCATCATTTCTAAATAAACTTTTTGTATATCGTATCCGTAATCAGTGTTTTGTTTTGTTGTCATATAATCTCTTTGTTATTTTTTTAGCTAGATACTTATGTAAAATATAAAACCAAATACCGTTTAATATTGGTTCAATAGTTGCGGTCAGTCCTGCGTCAAACCAATTAGCTCCGGTTATAAGTCTTACTGTACTGATTGCTATAATAAAATGACCAGCAGTATATATAATTGCAAGTAGTAAGCTGTTGCCTACACTAAGTTTCTTTAAAACTTTAAATATTCCGTTTGTAAATTCATTAAACATTACCTATCCTCATAAACAAATGGATCTCTATCTTTTAATTCTTTTAATCTTTTTCGCCATGCAATTTCTTCTTTTATTCTTCTGTAAGGCCACAAAATTTTATTAATTAACCAAACCATTTTTTTTCCTTTAGTTTTATTTTTACTGCATAAGACTCTGCTTGCGTAACAATACTATACAACGTGTATATTCTACCATATCTATTTACAGCATCTGCAATATCATTTATGTCTTTATCCCAATTAGGCATACTAACACTCCAACCTTGATCAATAGCTGCACTAACTAATTTTTTTCCTGCCTTGTCTCTATCAGGCACAACTATTACTTGTTTATTAAGTTGATTAATTAACAAAGCCTGTTGTTCACTCAACTCAGAACCTAATAAAGATATGCCGTCTACGTGTATAGCATCAATCACACCTTCGCACACAATAGCAAAAACTTTTTGCTCGGTTTGATTATCTAAATTAAAACAGTATCCAGGTTGTTGATCAGACAAGTACTTGGGTTTTTTGTCTGCTTTTATGGCACGTCCGGTCCACCCAACTATGTGTCCTTTGTGACGGAAAGGTATAATAAGCCTATCACGATAAGCAAGTGTAGGCGACCAATGATAATCAATATCCTCAATACGCAAATCACGTTCTAACATATATTGAAAACAACGTAATATACTTTCGTCTAAATCTTCAGTAGCGGCCCACTGATACTTAGATAAGGGCTCAGCACCTTCTGGTAACTGTGTAGTTTCAAACTCAGGTATATTGTAAGAAAATTCTTTTATATCTATACCTTCGTTAGCTTTCATTACTTCTAGTGCTAACTTGTTTATTACATCGTCAGATACGTTAAGCCATTGTAGCAGTTGTCTTAACTTGTAAGATATATTTCTGCCAGGTTGCCAGCCAGTCTTAAATCCACAGTTAAAACAATGATATGAGATTTCGCCATCGGCACCTTTTATAATTCCGCCTCGTTGTCTAGTATCAGCTGAAGTTCCGTTATGATGGCAGCACGGAGCATTAAACGACGTCCAGCCCGACGGAGTAGTTTTCTGCTTAGAAGGCAGATGAAGTATTATTGCATCCTGTACTATACTCATACTATAAGTATAACAGAATTTTTAATGAAGTCAATTCTTAATTAAGATTTTTTCTATAGTGTTAGGATCAGCATCTGTACTAAATCTTAAATACGAAAATACACCGTTAAAATTGACTGTGGTGGGAGTAGATTCTGTACCATCTAATGTTACTGTAGTAATATCTACCCAGTTTGTTCCGTGTGTAATTTGATTTTCTAACGTGCCTTGTATCTTAACATTGCCTGCATATGCACTAGTGTAAATAGCTGCGGTGTGTAGTGCACTATTTGCATTGCGTTCCGGATCTGCATATACTGTTTCACTAAGCCATTCTGATGTTGGTTGACCAAACTCTATAGTAGCTGTAAATGTTGTAACAGATTTAGGTTCTTGCGGATCTGGATATACTGCATCACTTAATTTAATAATATTAGTACCACCGAAATGAGCATTGGTATATGTAAGTATATCATCATTATTTGCATTTTTAAAGTAAATGCTATAAGTCAGATATTGATTATCTAATGTTTCTATATCTGATGCTGATATTTTTACTTCTACTAAACCTTTATTTTTAAAAACTGTACTGTCTGAAGTTTGTAAAATAGTACCTATTTTTTCAATAACTGTTGTTTTAGTTTCGTCATAAGCAATAAAATATGGCGTAAGTGCACTCACGTCTTGGGCTTTTTGATCTGCGTTTAGTAATCTAAACTGTAAAGTATTTTCTATTCCTTTGTAAACTTGTAACTGTCTTTGGTACACTTGTCTATACTCCGTTATGAAACCAGAATCATTCATAATTATTTCGGTACGGTTGTTTAATAAATATACTGGCGTGTTTTGCATGCATATATTTATTTGTTTATGTTATTAAAAAATATTGAAAAAGACTTTCCGTTTATAAGTGTTGTTACATATGGTGGCAACGAATACGTTGGAATTATTTCTAATCAAGACTCTCTAGTGACAAATATGTATGTTTTCACTGCTATTAAAACTAATGAGGAAAAATCTAGATTTTTAGACTTAGGCCACGTATGGTGGTGGGAATCAAATAGAATGATACCTATTAATATTTTTTTAAGAAATGAAATCAAAGAATTTCAATACTGTTTACAGTCTATGAATACAAAAGATGTGAAAATAAGTTTTGGACCTTGTGTTAACCTTACTGATTTAACTGTAAAAAGAATTAAAAGAAAAAGTGTGCAATTAGTAAGAAAATCTAAATAGAAATTTTTTCGCAAATTAAATTCATATGCACTATCACTGCAAACGCATATGAGAAAGAATGACTCTTTTTAAAATAGTAATCATTGTTGTCTGGCTTAACCCAAACTTCTTTTAGAATTGTATCCCAATTTGAATTTACTAAATGTCTTTTTGCAGGACGAATTACTGCAAGGGTAGCTGCTAGCTGTTCAACATTTTTTGGACGTAATTTTTGTAAAATTTTACTATGTCCGTTAAGATGAAATACCAAATCACTAAATTCTTGATTCCATAGTAAATCCCAAAGTGGTTCAGTATTAACAAGATGATCAAGGTGCGCTTCGTCTCTAACATCTTGATAAATGCTAACGTTAAGAAAATCTAATTTAAAATAACCTCTTTGATCTGCTTCTTTGTAATCAATTGTTGCACAATTATCTACTGGATTGTGCGGTATCTCTGTAGGATATATTCCAGTGTTATGCTTTTTGTTATCCGAAAGCATTGCCACACGATGCTGTAGTTTTTCAAGTATTACTGATCTATCTGCAAAATCAATATCAACGTCGAACAAGTTTACGCACTTTCTTTTCTGCTAAATTCCATTTAAGTTTAGAAACCCTATCTTTAAATGTTATGCCATTAAGATGATCTAACTCATGTAGGTATAGTCTTGCAGAATAGCCAGATGCAACCGTTCTTGTAAGTTCTAAATTTTCATCATAATATTCAATTAAAATATCTTTTGGTCTTTGTACCTTTAATTCAATACCAGGAAAACTCAGACACCCTTCGACATCTAATTCTTTTTCTTCTGTATACTGTAACACTGTAGGATTTATACATAATACTGCATCGTCCCGAGTGTTTCCCATAACAAATAATCTTTTGTCCAATCCTACTTGATTAGCAGCCAAGCCTATTCCCATATGGCTTAACATAATATCTAACATATTGTTTTTTACTTCTGTAGGATCAAAATCTAAATTATCAATATCAACTTCGTTGATTGTAGTCGATAACATTTTGTTAGGGTAATATAATAAGTTCATAGTTTACTTTCTTCTGCTACTTTTTTTGCTAGCTCAACATCGGCTACTTTTCGTTTAAATTTTATTGCCCAATGTTTTGGGTCGCATGTATTTGCTATCATCATTAACTGTTCATCTGAAAATCTTTTCAACATGTCTTGTCCAGTTTTACAATTAAGAATTAACCATGGAGATATTTTGCCGTCTTTAATATCCCACACGGCTTTGTTAGGTGACACATATTTAAAATAGTGATTCCATGGTGATGGTCTATTTTCTTCACTCCATTGTATCATAGTAGTTATCGATCGTTCAAGAGCAGCCTGTACATCTTCTTTTAAAACTAAATCAAGAACATATGCTTCGTACAAATCATCTCTACACCAATGATCTAATTTAATGCCGCTTGTTACTACATGATCAATATATTTTTCTGTGTACAAAGGTTGCACATTTTTAAGATACGTGCCAAATTTTACGAAAGCATTGTAAAAACTAGATTCACAAAAGTCTTCATATGTTTTTTCTTTTTTACTTCCAGCACTTAGTTTATAAAATCGTTGAAACGCCCAAAAGCCTAACACAACAGCTTTATCATCTTTTTGAAGCCATCGTCTTTTAGGTTCACACATATGCGCAATCAAAGTTTTTTCTTTTGCAAAACTTTTTTTGCAATACTCACATAAATTTATTTTACTAGATTGATTTGCTGTCGAAGCCATGTTCTTCAGCCAGTTGTTTGATATCTTTTGTTGTAAGTGTTCCAGCAAGTAGTTCTACCTCGTCCATTTTCATGTTAGGATATATTTTAGCTAGCAAATTTATAGCTTTTGTGTTTCCTGATTGTTTGCCTCGTTTTGTTGCTATCCAAGGATGAAATTCTTTCTTACCTGTTTTACCAGCAACGCAAAGTATTTGCCATTGCAGCTTAGGATGATTAGCACCAAGAACAGCCCAGTTTTTATTGTAATACTCGTTAACTTTGAATACTGCTAGTTCTTGCTTTTCTCGATTGCCTTTAACACTGCTAATGTAACGATTTAAATTCCACAAGTCGCCCTTGATATCTTTCTTACCATCATCGCCGGCAGCGTCGTACAGTTCTTTAATTCCCATGTCAATAGCCGGAATCAATTCTTTAAATAAATCTAATTCTTTGTTAGCCACTTTTCTAAATCCTCTGGTGTGTTGATCTCCATACCGTCAAAGTCAACTTTTCGTATGTTTATACTAACACCATTCTGTAGAAAACGCAACTGTTCTAATTTTTCTATCTTTTCTTCTTGAGATTGAGGCATAGACTTATAGCTAACTAATGTGCGCCAATTATAACCATATACACCGAGGTGATGGTCGCCGTACTCTAAACTTGCTCTGCAAAACCAGTGCGCATGTGTGCCGTTGTGAATCATCTTAACTGAGTTAGGATCTGTGCGCAGCTCAGGAGCCATCTCAGTATATGCTGTAACTACTTTGTGCCCTTCATCAAGTCCTTGTTTAATGGCAAGAATTATATCTTCAGTAATGTCAGGCATGTCACCTTGAACATTAATATAACTTTTATATATTCCCGAAGCTCGCCTAAAAAAGCCTTTACCTGATATTGTTTCAACACCGTGTGCGCAACGTTCAGTGCCGTTGTCAGCGTAAGGTGTAATACGTACATGTTCTGCTGGTATCTCTTCTTTTATTTGAGCACTATCTGTTAAAACATATGTATCCAATCCAGTAGCTACGCACTTATCGTACACAGTGCGAATAAGACTTTTGCCATTAAGATCAGCAAGCATCTTTTTTGGGAATCTAGTGCTTGCTAATCTAGCTGGTATAAAAATAGCAGTGTTATTCACGATAACTATCCTTAATGTCTGTAACTACTTTTTCAAAATCGTCAAGATGTATCATGTTAGGTCCGTCACTAGGTGCATTATCAGGATCATCATGAACTTCTAGAAAAAAGTTGTCCACACCCATAGCAGCAGCGCCGCGGGCAAGTGGAGCAACAAAATTCCGGTTACCACCTGAGCTTGAACCTTGACCGCCCGGTTTCTGTACTGAGTGGGTAACATCAAATACAATAGGACAGTTGTAGCGCTCAAGCATGTAAAGTATACCAGTGAAATCAACCACCAAGTTGTTATATCCAAAACTTGTTCCTCTTTCTGTTATCCAAATTTCCCTAGCACCTTTTGTTTTGCTTAGTATACCTTTAACATCCCATGGTGCAAGAAATTGTCCTTTTTTTATGTTTACAATTTTGTTAGACTTTACTGCTTCTTTTATAAGATCTGTTTGCCTACATAAAAAAGCAGGTATTTGTAAAACATCAACTGCATCATAATAACTTCCGCAAATATAATTAATTTGCCCAACTTCGTGTACATCGGTTAGAATTTTTAAATCTTTGATGTGTGTTTTTAATTTTACAAAATCTTTTAAAGTTTGAGATATTCCTATACCACGCTGTCCTTGGATACTTGTCCTATTTGCTTTGTCGTAACTTGCTTTGAAAACATATTCAATATCTAAACTATCGCAAATACTTTTGCAATGTTCTGCAATCATACGACTATGACCTAAAGACTCGTGTTGACATGGTCCTGCGATTATTCTCATTCTTTATCTCGTATTAAAAAATATAATTCTAACAGTTTAGCTATTTGCTTTTTAAGGATAGGGTTTGTTTTTGCTAATTTATTAATCTTATGCCAATCGTTATACGATAACACTTGTCCTTTTGATTCTCCGCCAACAATCCATCTAGGTATTGTGTTATGCGGAGGATCTCTAAAGCGTGCATAAACTACTCCGTTAGCTCTTTCGTATATAAGCGCTTGGCTAGAAATAAGATCAGCCATTTAACTTCTTTTCTAGTTCAGCAATAATAATAGCTTTACTTGCCGTTGCTGACACTTTAATTTTTTGTTTTTTTGCTTCAGCTAACAAATCTGCTTTTTTCATTTTTGCTAAACTTGTTGCTTTAACTTTTGCAGCACTGATTTTTTCTTTCACTTCTGCTTTTTTTTCTGCTACTTCGTCTATTACTGTTTCTTTTACATCTGCAATTTTTTCTTTAACTGCTGCTCTTTTTTCTGCAATTTTTTCTTTTACTTTTGCTCGATTAATACCAAGCAAATCCATTAACCAATTTAACATTTTCATATTCCTTATATTTTTGTTCCGATAGTGCGACGTCTTATATCGTCATGGGCAAACTCTGCCCAATAAAGTTCAAAAGCAACGCCATCTTTTAAACCTTGAAACTGATGAATTTTTCCGGGCTTTACTTGTGTAAAGTCTCCTGGCTTTAAAATTGTTTCATCAACTAAACCTTCTTGGTCTTCATCTTGCCAAACACGCACAAGCATTTCTCCTGACTCTACAAAAAAGCCATTCCATTTAAATTGATGATCATGTTCTGAACATTTATATCCTGCTTTAAACTCTATACGATGAAATTCTAGTACGCCGTTAGCGTGTATAAGTTCAGTGTTACCCCATATTTTGCCAGAACGAATTCCCATTAATTTTTCCTTATAATAAATTGTGCAACTGTAAAGTTTCACTTTGACGGTTTATTTCTTTTATAAAAAATGCACAACGAGGTTCAGGAGTATTCTCTATCGGTGTTGTTATCAATTGTGCATTTTTTGTTTTAGGAAAATACCATTTAATATCATTATATATGTTTGTAATAGTAATATTTAAAAATTTATGAGTGTAACTGCTTAACGGATTAAAAACAAACGCTTCGAAGCCTCTATCATTGATACTAGTAAGCGGTAATATTTCTAAGTCGTTGCCAGCTGACGGATCGCCTACTAATATGTGCCAGTCTAGAGGCATAAGAATTTTTTTGGTTCCTATTTCTAATTCCATAGCAGGAGAATTAAATGACTCTACCATTATTAATGGTAAGAAAAAGAAATCTGGCTCTAAAATATTTGAATTATCTAAAATACTAAACCGTATGTCGTCTTCTAATTCGTCCGGTAACGTGTTTAAATTTAAACACGTATTGTCGAGAGTTAATATTTGCAATTTATGCCCAATCTTGTTTTTCAATAGTAAAAGGATATTCAGCTTCTTTATAAAACTTTTTTCTTTGCGTTAAGTGCCTTTTAGCAAATTTACACGTACTTGTAATATCCCAAATTTGCACAAAGTCTTTGTCTTTAGCTTTTCGAACACCACGTCCGATACTTTGAATTACTCTAACAAAACTTTTGCCAGGCTCGAGTAACACAAGATTAAAAATGCGAGGTATATTAATTCCCACAGCCGCAACCCCGTAAGTCGCGATAACAACATGGTTAGTTCCTTCATTGATTTCATCATAAGCTTCTTTTCTGTCCTTTAACTTTACATCACCTTTTACAAAAACACTACCTGGTATTAACTCTTGTAGCATAGTGCCCGCTGAAATACGATCTACTAATATGAGAGTGTTACCTGATGTTTTTATATTATTTAAAATACTTGCTATATATTGTATACGTTTTTCGTTTGTTGTCAAGTACTTTAATTCACTTTGGTAATCTGTGTATGTAACTTGATCATTTAACTGAATAACGTTTACATGACACTTAGAAAGCACACCTTTGTCTTGCAATTCTTTTGCTGAGATTTGGCCAACTACTGGCCCTAAGCTTGCATGCAAGCTTTCAAATTCAAAAGGTTCTTTTGGCACTGTTCCGGTTAGCCCCCAGCGTATCGGCGCAAACTTAAGATTACGGGTAAGTAGATCTTTAAGAACAGGTGCTTTCGCTTGATGTACTTCGTCGATAATTACACAAGCAATGTCTTCTAAGAATTCATCAAGCGATAAAGTTGACTTACCTTCTTTATATTTTTTATCAAGTGTATTCAAACTCTGCCAAGTACAAATAGTGTGAGTCTTATTTAAATCTTTTCTATCGCCGAAGTATACACCGACGTCGAGCCCGCAATTTACATAATCGTCTTCAGTCTGCACTACAAGACTTTTGTTAGGCACAATTACAATACTGCGTCCGTACTTCTCGCTCATATGCGATAGCGTAGCTGTTGTAATTGTCTTACCTGCACCTGTAGCAATTTGCTGGAGGCTTTGCGGGTGTTTTACAAAGTTATTAATAGCGTCAATTTGATAGTCACGCAGAATAATTTCTTCGCCTTCTGCAGGATGCCCTTTAGGCCAACGTACACCTTGATCAGCCCAATAGCGCTCTGTAATTGGTTCAAAGCTAAGATTGATAGAAACACGACGATCTTCTATTTCTGTAATAGTAACTCGATTATCTTCGAGTATCTTAGCAATAGTATCTAAATGATTTACATATCCAGTTCCGCCAATACCAAAGAAAGCTACTTTACCATCCCAGCGTCCTAGCTTATATTGAGGTCTATGTCTAGCTGTCGGGTCTTCAAACTTTAGTGCGTTTGCTAGTTTGCGACGGATGTCAACGTCAAGCCCTTCAAGCTTGATATTAACTTCGTCTTGGATTATAAGTTTACATTTAGGCATGTGATATTTGCTCCAATATCGGAAAGCTAGGATTATTATAACATATAATTAAGTCTGCATTAGGGTATCTAGAAAAAAACCAGCGTTGAGTTACTGGATAAACAGCAAGTATTGTATCAGTCTTTATATCGTCGTGTAATGACAATTGCATTCTAACAGTACCTTTGTAGAAACGAATCATTTCGTCTTGTATCGAGTCTGCTACATCGGTATGATCGTCTATATAATTGTAGTCATAAGTTATTAAAGTATCATTTCTATTTAATACGTTTAATGCTTCGCAAACATTTTGTAGTAAATCGTTAGACGTGATATAAACAAATTTGTTAGTCCGGTTTACAATATCATTTAAAATTTTATTATCAAAAGTTTTAATGTAAATGCCTGTAAATGTTTCTAGTCCAAATTTTTTTGCTTTATCTTTGTATAAGTGTATATTTTCAAGACACGGCTTGCCTAAAAGATTATGATATTTTTCTATTGCATCGTCATCTAAATTTTTTAAAGTGTAATCATATACACCAGGAATATAGTTCTCTGGTTGTTCGTACATAGCTTTAAGTTTAGAAAACCGATCTAGTAATTGTGCATCAATTTCAAAATCTAAATTTTGTGCTTTATCGATTATATGAAAACAACTTGCATCTGTAAACATATAAGTGTAAATGTTTTCTTTTTTGTTATGTGAAATATACCATTTTCTACAGTGTTCTATAAAATCAATTAACTTTTTATTAAAAATAAATCTTACGATTATTTTATCATTTTTAAATTTTATATATCTAGTTCTATCTATTGTTCTAATTGTATATTTAAGATTAAGTTTAGATACTGGCAAGTCATCAAGACCTTCTAGTAAAAAATCTCTATAATCTTCAATCTTTATGAGAATTAAATCATACTGTCTATCAGTTAGTGATAATTTCTTTTTAGTAATCTGCTTATGCATACTTTTAAAAAGTTCAAGATCAGATTCTTTTATATCTTGTTTAAATTTTTCTTCAGTAGCAGCTTTTTCAATAATGTCTTCTAAATAATACATTATTACATTTTAGTTTTATTTAAGTAATCTGTCAAGTAGATTATCGGTATACCTTCTTGTATTTCTGTAATATCATGTTCAACATGTGCATAGTCATTTAACCATTGTGTTCGATCTGGCTTAATCGGATTTTCAATTGTACTGTAATCGTGATTGCCTACATCATAAGCTAAACTGCTAGGACCTACAAACACCGGTATACCTTCCATTGCTGCTTCTATAGCAGGATTGCTTGACCAATTTACTACTGCCCATGATTGCTTACAGTTAAAATCAAAGTCATCATAAGTGCCGTTTATTTTTTGTGGATCTTGTACTCGTACATTTTTAAATTCAAATTGCAAACCTGCAAGTCTGCATCTAGGGTGAGATCGTACTGTTATCTTTCTATCAGTATAAGATCTTAGTTCTTCAATAGTGTTGTATACCCAAGTAGACATACTTGGCATGTTACGCCATTGCTCACTTTTGTCATGCTGAGTCACAAGTAAAATATCACCTTCTTGGTTGTCCTTCCACTGCTTGGCTCTTAAATCTAATATATGTTTTCGTGCGCCGTCGAAACCAGTTGGTGCAAAGTAAGCATCTCGATTAACGCCGTTTACACCAACCTTCCAATAAGTGCCACGCTTTATATTTCCTACTTCAATTACAACTACTGGTTTATCTTGTGCTCTAGCTTTATCCCAAATCTCTCGATTCTTTGCCATACGCCCATGCCATAGTACACTCCATATAACGTTAATGCCATCTGTGCTGTTATGCACAACTTCATGACCTAGTTTTCTAGCACCTATCTCAAATGCTTTAAACACAGGAGCACTATTCATTGCTCCATTATTTGTCCACAAGTTAAATTTCATAGTTAAATACCTTATGCAATTTAAAGATATAAAAGTAGTTACCACTTTTCATAAACCGGGATTAGATTTATACGGCCAAAAATTTATTACCAGCTTCGAAGATAATGTAGATAAACGTATACAACTTTATGTATACGCAGAAGACTGCTCTCCGATTGTAAAAGATCCAACACAGGTAATAGTATTTAACGCAAAAGAAGCATTATCTAAACTAAATGCGTTTAAAGAAAAATGGAGTAGTGTACCTAAAGCAAACGGTATACCGCCAGACGAAATAAAAGCAAGACGTCCGCGAGATCACCACAAAGCATTTAAGTGGGATGCAGTGCGTTTTGCAAATAAAGTATACGCAGTATTCGACGCTTGTGAGAAATCATATGACTGGTGTGTATGGATGGATGCAGATACTGTTGTTCATTCTAAATGGTCATACGACCAATTTAAAAATCTATTACCCGACAACAAATGGCTTACATATGTAGGTCGAGGCAAAGGTTCACAAACATGGCCCGAGTGCGGATTTTATGGTATGAATCTAAATGATAAAACATGTCAAAAGTTTTTGAAAGAATTCCAACGTGTGTATGAAGATGCCGAAAATGGTATCTTTAAATTAGAAGAATGGCACGACAGTTTTGTATTTGGTGATTTATTAAATAAAATTAAAGAACGTGACCCTAATGTTTTAGACTATAGTGCAGATATGTATTTGAAAGAAGCCAAAACAGGCGGCGGAGGTCATCCTCTTATTAATACTGTGTTAGGTACTTGGATAGATCACATGAAAGGCGACCGAAAAAACAAAGGCAAAAGTTTAGCAAAAGATTTAATGGTGCATAGAAATGAACAATACTGGCAGTAATCTTCCGAGTCACTTAGGCGGACATAAAAATAGAACACATCTAGATTATGGTGTTTTAAATTTTATGATTAAAACATACAATATAAAAAGTATGATAGATATAGGATGCGGTCCTGGGGGAATGCTAGCTTTAGCTGAAGAGTTAGGAATAGAGTCACACGGTATAGACGGGGACTTTACTATAGATAGGGGTAAGTTATCAGTAGAAGTTAATGATTATACATTAAGTCCGTCTAACACTTCTCAAGGAACAACATTTTTTGATCTTGCATGGAGTTGTGAATTTGTCGAACATGTTGACGAAAAATATATTCCAAACTATATAAAAGATTTTCAATTAGCAAAATATGTTGTGATGACTTTTAGTGAAAAGCCCGGGCATCATCATGTAAACATAAAACCAAAGGAATATTGGATTGAAACATTTGATAAGTACAGTTTTCAATTTGATGAAAAAAGAACACAACAAATTAGAGATGTTAGTACTATGAATACTGAAGGTAAATTTGCAGGTAAAAAAGATTTTGTAAAAACAAATGGTTTATTTTTTATTAATACAAATCAAAAGTAAACAGGTTTTAAATGTGCCCATGTCTCGCCAGATTCTAATTCTTCAGTATTCCAAAAAGTATATGCAATTTTATTTTGCCAGTCCTTTATAGGCATGTCATAGTTTAAATTTTCTATTGATGATAATTTTCCTTGGCTCAACGGATAAACCATTGAATCTTTATCAAAAGCATAAACAGGAATTCCTTTAACAACAGCATCTACACCTGCGTTGCTGCTAAATGTTATAACACAATAAGCATTCGCTAATTCTGCATCTAAGGATTCTCCGCCGCTATAAGTACCAGTTGGTGTATAATTTGAAACTTCTACATTTTTAAAATTATTTGGAATGTGTTTTGATCGCCTTATACTTCTAGCTATATTTTTTGGATGCGGTCTTATTATTATTTTTCTATCTGAATATTGTCGTATTTCACTAATAATATCACTTACCCAATCAAAAAAATTATTATAACCAAACTCAGTATAAAGAGAATTTAGAGCACTGTCGCCTTCTTTTTGTCCTATAATTATTATGTTGTCGCCCAAACTAGTCCAAGGTTGTATAGTTGTATTTGTTTTCTTTTCAAAATTTTTCCATCTGCTATCATCTACATTTTTATTGTTAAAATTTCCACTAGTCCATCCGTAGTGATTCCAACCGTATCTACGCCAATTGGTATTACGGAAACATGCAGACTCTGATACAAGTACTGGTTTTTTTTGTTTTTTTATAAAGTTATACTTAACGCCAAAAGTATCATTATGATAATCACTAATAAAGTGTTTTGATTTTGCAATGTTTGTTTGATAAAAGCATTCTGCATCTTGTAATTTTTTTGGAACTGAATCTAAAATTATCAAATTATCGTTATGCTTTTCAATTCCATTAATAAGCCCTCTATATGTTTTGCTTATTTTTTTAAAACCATAAATATTCATTTTATGAATTCTCGCATATGATTCCAGCACGCACCATTTTCTAATTCTTCAAAATTCCAATGGAACATACTTAATCTTTGTAACCATAGTTCTCTATTGTATTGATTAGGGTTTTCTATATTTGCAAAATTATTATTTGCTACTTCAGCACACTGACTTCTTATTGCATCTGTTACAAAAGCATGATATCCCATTATAATAGGCCCTACAATACTACTGCTGTTGTGATTCACAACAGCCCACGCATTATTTAAATCTTGTTCTAGAGGTGTTTGGTGCTCACTAATTATTACATTTTGCATATGTAAAGAATGCAGTTGTTTTAAATATTGATTAGCATTTTTGTCACCCGGGTGTGCTCTTATAACTATAGGTCTATCTGTATATTTTTGAATACTTTTAATAGTATTAATTACCCATTCATACACAGTTTGCTTTCCCATGCTCCATCCGCCGTTACGTTGACAGCATAAAACAATTTGTTTACCATTGCTTTTACATTTAGACAACTTTATATCTAAATCTTTACTAATTTTTTGCCATCGCACAGGATCTATTTTTGTATCGCAATAATTTCCAGTATTAGGAAATACTCCATTAAAACTATACCTAAGATAACAATGCGGTTGATTTGTTTTTTGTCTGTAAAAAAACAAATTACTATCAGCTGATATTATGTGTCTGTTTTTTACCCTATCTATTAATTTTTGCCTTAATTGTAAGTGTGGCAAATCTTTACCAACTTGATGCTGCCATCCCTGTATTACTGCTACATCACAATCTATAGGAATATTGGAGTCGGAAATAATACCTTCGTCTCCAATTACATTAACACCTTTTACAAACTTTTTTATAATACTTATTTTTTCAGGATTAGGCCTTGCGCCAGGTACTACTTTGGTATAACTAACTATTTTCATTTAATATATGCCATGCAGTACCATTACGCATTTCTTTTTCAGTAAATTGTTGATATGCAAGATGATGTGCAAATGCATCAATTTCATCCTTGCTAGGAAATATCAAATTATCAATTTGTTCTAATGAACTGCTACATATAGACGAAGCTGCATTTTCTCCTAAAGTGATAGCATGAACTCCGTGCAGCAATGCTTCAGTTGCTGCGATACTATTGAACGTAACTAAACAGTGTACGTCGTCTTCTAATGCATCCCAAATTGTATTTGTAGATATCCTTTCTAGCCTAGTAGTAGGCTTAAGTCTAACTTCAATAGGTCTATCTGTAAATTGTTGTATTTCTTGTACAATTTGATCAGTCCATTCTTTAGGGTTAGCTAAACCAAAAAGCATCATTATCTTATCGCTAGGCGGACAAACTAAAATTTTTGTACCAGGAGTAAAAGATCTTATTTTTTGCCCAGTTGCTCTAAATCTATCAGCTGGTCTATCTTGTATTGGGCCTATATATTGTAATTTATTTTTTTAATTCTATGATAGTATTTAAATTTTTTATTACCAAAATAACCCGTGTCTATAGCATAAAAGTCCCGTTTAGTATCCCAACAAAACTGTAATGCTTCTCTACTAGTTTTTCCTGCACCGCGAATAACTAACACACTATCTGTATCTTTCTCTTTTTCAAACGAACTAACAGTACCGTTTATTCCTAATGCTAATGAAGTGAGAATAGGATCAAATTCTAACTCTTTTTTTGCATAGTTAAAGCCGCTATCGATTGCAGCTACTTTCACAGAGCCCATAATATTATCCTCGTTAGTTTTTTGTTGTATAAACTTTTCTGCAGGATCTATAAGTTTATTAACAAAATTGTGTATCTTTACTTTTATATTTTCAGTGTAATCTAAATCATCGATTGTAATGTCTCTATCTCTTAGATACTTTATTTTTTTATCTTTATCTTCTAACATACGCCGAGCGTGACTTGCTAGCATAAGATTCCACTCGGTTGCATACTCGCATTTTTTGTAATCGTCAAACCATGGACCGCCTTCTGTGTAATGTAAAGCTTTAGGATTTCCGTCTTCTGGTTCTTTATACCAACCAACTAGCCAATTCCATTCATGACTCAATGTTCCTATATCATCATCATCTAACCACGAAAATCTATGAACATACGCCGGTGTTACAAAAGGTGAATTTATTTGTGTAACAGTTAAATATTTTTTGTTTTTTGGATGTTCGCAATTAATAAGCATCATACTTGACCAATTTTTCCTAGGATATGGTCTTTGAATTTTTCCGTCCATCTTTACTCCGGGCTTCGGAGTATAGTCGTGTTTAGCACACATTATTGCATATTGATCGTCTATTTGATCAAACAGTTTTTTTACATCATCTAAAAATAAAAAGTCGCAATCTATAAATAATGCCCAACCAGTATAATTTGTAAGTGCTGGTACTAAATATCTTGAAAATGTAAATTCTGTGCTTGCTAGTTTATCAGCCGGACGCCAATACATATTTTTCTTTTTTAAATCTTTTAATCGTATAGGAACAATTTCAACAGGCACCGATGCATGCTCTTCGATACTAGCTTTAGCAACTTGATATGCAATATCTTCTCTACTATCCCATCCAATAAAAATTTTTAAAGGTGTTTCCATGTATTACCATCCAAAAATATAATCTTTTCTAACATTAGTTATTTGCCTAGCTCCTAAGCTTAATAAAAACTTTCCAGCTACATATTCTGTGTCAGGGTGTTGCTCGCAAACAATTATTGGTTTATATTTTTTAAGAGTTTTTTGAGCACCTTTTAGAATTTCTAATTCATGCCGTTCGCAATCAATTTTAATCAAACCAAATTTAGGTAAATTTAAATCATCTAATTTTTTTATTACAATATTGCCTTCGCCAGTTTTTGATATATAACTGCCGCCGGTATTTACACTATTATAAATCATTTGAGCATGACTATTTGTATTACCTAACGCATGTTTGTGAATTTCTACCGGCAGGTCTACAGTATTTTTTTCTAAACACGTATAAACTTGAGGTAAAGGTTCAAAAGCAATTACTTTATCGAATTTTTCTGTAAGTGGTTTTGCCCACAATCCTACATTAGCCCCTACGTCTATAACTAAAGAAAAGTCAGTTACGTGTTTGTAAGCTTCGTCACGCACATCATTTTGATATTCAGGCAAGCCGCCCTTACTAACTTGTTTTGTAATTAATCTTTCAAAATGGTTGTCGGTAGTTGGCATCCAATAATTATAGATAAGTTTCATAATTTTCCTTAGACTGATGCGTCTTCCATACCTGCTACTCTTAGCTTAACAATATTAGTAAGCTGCCATTGTTTTTGATCTAATCCTTTGAGTACACCTAACCAATTATTTCGTATTAATGCAAATTCATTTACTAACTTTTCATAGTCAACAACATCGGCTTCACCGTCGACATATTTTTCGACATCTCTGCTTGAAAGAGCACGTTGATAATTTTCTAAATATTTTTTAAAAAAAGAACTACGTAATCGTCTAAGCTCAATATTTAAATAATTTAATATTGCCTCAATTTCTTGTAACTGATTAAATCTATATTCAACAATACCAGGCAAAGCAGCAGCTGATTTTTCTACATTACCTTTTAGCTTTACTTCATGGCGAGCTTCAATTAATTCGTTATTATAATAAAACACAGCATCAGGAATTTTACTTATATCACGAGAAATTTCGCTATACCACCCCATTACTCATCCCAGTCATCATTGTCATCATCGTCTTCGTCTAAAAAGTACTCAATAGCCTCGTCTAATACTGTATCTTGGCCTAAACAATCTCTTAGTGTTTCGTCAGACACTCCGTAATCAACTAACGTATCAACATACCGTTCGGCTACATCAGTAACACTTTTTTTATCAATATATTCTTTAAATACAGACCAAAAGTCGATAATTTGATTTTCATCCATAATATAACACCTTTATTATTCTGCAGGATTTTTATTAAGTAACGATTCGATGTCGTCGTCTATATCTTGTAATTCTTCGTCGGTATTTATATTTTTTTTAAGATAAAATTCATCCATTACTTTATCAAGTAATTCACCAGTCCATTTTTTACGATACTCTAAAATTTCTTCGCCGTCGGCTGTTGTATATTTTAATCTATTTCCGCTTTTTTCAATTAATCCTTTAGCTTCAAAAAGTTCTAGTAGCCCACTATAAGGATTCATGCCAGTTTCGTATGGTATCTTTACTTGTACGCCCTCAAACGGTTTTGCGTACCGTGTTTTCATTACTTTACACGCAGCACGGATACCTCGTACTTCTGAGATTTTATTGCCGTCTTCGTCTTCTTTAAGTTTAAGTTTTTTCATTGCTACAACAATACTTGACGCATATATAAATCCTTGTCCGCCTGAAATCTTATCATCAGGATCAAACATGTCTTGTGATGCATACGTATGATTAGTTGCAACAAGACCTACGTTATGTGAGCCAAACATGTTAACTGTGTTACGTACAAGTGCAGTAAGTGCTTTTGGCTTACGACCCATGTCGCCTTTCATGTCGCCTTTATTAAATTGATCAACGTCTGTAGGAGTAAGTAACATACCAAGCGAGTCAACAACAAATAGTACTTTAGGGCGATCTTCTTCGTTCATTGATTTATAGTCTGCCATGAACGTTGAAATTGTTTTTGCTACGTCGTCGATCATACTCATGTTTAATTTAAGCAGTTTGCTATCCGAAGTGTCAACATCTAATGCTTGCAGCCATGATTCGTCTAGCGCATTTTCTGAGTCAATAAGAACAACAAAAATTCCTTGATCTTGCGCTGCTTTTACAATATTACCTGAGCATATATAACTTTTACCTGCACCTGATTCTCCAGCAAATACACTTACTTTACCTAAGGGAATACCTCTGCTAAAGTCACCGGATATAAGATAATTCAATGCATAGTTGCCAGTTGAAATCCAATCAGTAGGATCATGAAAGCCGGCACTCATACCGGTAATAGATTTTGTAAGACTATTTCTAAATTTTGTAGGGTCAAACGCCTTTGTCATAAATTTTCCTAAATAAAATAAAAAGTAGAGCTACTATACATAGCTCTACTTGTATCAAACGTTAACCGTTTTGACGTGCACGAATCATAGCAAGAATGTCACTTGACGCCGGTGCTGATTCTGCTGCTGGCGCTGAATCAGTCTCAAAAGGCGGATCTTCAGCTACTGTCTCATTAACAGGCTCCGTACTATGTACGGGCGATGCAACCTCAGTAGGAATCGGAGCAGGTGCAGGTGCTGCTTTAACTGGGTCACCTGTGTTCATGCCCGGCGCTTTGAAATAAGCACCCCATGCATTTGGATCATAAGCTTCACCGTCAACTGAAGCTTCGAACATTTCGGTCATTACCTTAATGCTAGTTTCGTCTGGCTTTGATGGTAAGAAATCATTTAGGTTAAACAAGCCAAATTGATTTACAGCCTGCATTTCTGCATCACTAAGCGGACGTTCTCTACGAGCCCAAGTTGATGTCGAGTAATCAGCGTATCCGCCTTTTGAACTTTTATTAAGTCTAAAGTCAATACCTTGAGTGTAGTCTGTTGGCAATTCTTCCATATCAGGATCCATAAGAGCCTGCTTGATAATTTGAAAAATTTGTGGGCCAATAATAAGACGACGAATTGGATTTTCTGGAGATTCGTCGTCAGTAAGTGGATTGTCAGTTACAAAACCTTGGAAGATGTATGAACGTTTCTTCCAATATTTTCGACCCATATCTTCAAGAGTTGGGTCTTTGAACCAGCCACGAACTTCACCAAGAAT